TTTTCCATTTTTTAAATTTGTAATTTTATAAATAAACATTATTTAGTTTTTCTAGTATATTCAAATAGATAGCCTTGAGACTGTCTTAATTTGCCTGTTAGCACATGAGGTATTGTAGACGCAAATAAACCTAGATCTTTTGCACAGTCTTTTTGACTTAACCATGTACCTACATACTCACCTTTCTCTTTTCTTTTTTTGCAATATAGGTAGACATTAAATTCTTTGTGCTTGTGTGTGCTATATATTGTTTTTTTAAGTTTTTCTTTAGTAATGTTTTTTAGATTGTCATCACAGTATTCAAACACATATCCCTGAGATTGGCGTACTTTTCCATTTAAAACACGGCTAATTGATCCTGCTCTTATTTTTAGGAAATCGGCACATACTGATTGATTACTCCACTCCCCTATAAAATCACCTTTTTCTTTAGTTCCTTTACCTAATGACTTGTAAACCTTGAACTTATTTTCATATCTCTTTAATGAGGCTGCTGTAGTGCCATTCCTGTGCTTTTCTCTATANTCCTTACTTTNCCACATCTTTTTTGAACTAATGGAGTGTTTCTGTATTGTTTCTGGTGAAGTCAGTGTCCTACTATCACCAGGTTGCATATTATAGCCGTTCTGATAGCACATAGAGTTTGCCTTTACTATCCAATCGGCTTCTTTTTTATTTAGTTCTGATTTTGTACTGGCTGTGCCTATGGTTTCTATTTTGAAGTATTCAACGCCATATTTTCTGATTGCCCTATAAAGTACATAATCCACACCTCTATTGCAATCCTTTAAGTGCTGTTTCCATCGTTTTTCGACAGACTTTATAGTTTGACCTATGTAGCATTTTCCATTTTTTAAATTTGTAATTTTATAAATAAACATAAATTAACCAAAAAAAAGGAGGCAAACGCCTCCTTTTTATATTATACCTTAAATTATAATTAGCTGTTTGATATTTGACTGAAAAATAAGTTAATAGGTATGAAATATAATGCCGTACCTAGCTTAAATTCTACACTTACGTTCATATTTGGTGCTAGTATTTGTATGTTTTCGTTCTTATATCCTAATGGGGCATCTGTTGAAGATGCAATTAGTTTTTGTAGTCTATAAGTTTCTGCTTTTGCGGATAGAAAAGCATACCCTACACCAGCGTCTACATCTGCAAGTGACTTACCAACAAATTCAGTTTTGAATGACTTAGCTAAGTCTAGAGTAAGTAAGTCAGCATTATAAACAGCCTGTAGGCTATTATACACGAAGTTCTCATCAATCAAGTAGGTTGTTTGGTCACTTACCCAAGAATTTCCACCAGTAGTTTTTTCTAATATTAAAAGACCTGATTGTAAGGCATCTTCTAACATACCTGGATCACCAGCATCAAATCCTGAAGGATCTGTAAAACTAATGACATTTGCAAGTTTATTAACGATTGCCTTGTAGAATCCTGCCGCTTGCATTCCAGCTGCGATACAAGCTGTAAACCAAGGTTGGAAGCTTGTAATAGTACCTTCTGAGTTAGACTGTGTTGATTTTTGAAAACACATTGATCCTCTATAGTGACCTGCATTTCCTGCTTTAGTTTTAGCTTCTGCATAAGTGCCATCAAAACTCAAGAAAAATTGTCTATTTTTTTGTAGTTTAGCGGTTGACATTGCTAATGCATGTGATTTTGTTAGTGCATGAATTGCGTCAATTGTATATGTTGAGGCAGAGTCTGTTAATCCATCTGCTATGTCTAAACTTGCATCCCTAGAAAATAAAGGCACTATAAAGTTTACATCAATTGTTTTCAGTGCGTCCATAGCTGTCACAAGATTAGCTGATGTTGTTGACCCCTTAGATCCACCAGATAAGAAAGACAGTGCGAAAGCACTAGGCAGTCCATGTTTTAATGTTTTAGTAAATGAAACTGCTTGACTTTTATCCATTGCTGTTTTGAAATCAAAAGAAGCTGATTTAACTCTACCAGACTTAAATGCCCCTGTAGCTCCACAGCTAATTGCACATTCGTCTAAATTTAAAGGACTCATTTGAGCTTTTTGAGCGTTTGCTGAACAAGAGTAACCAGTTTGTGAGTTAATAAACTCTGCCATGTCTCCAATTGTTGAGAAGTCTTTTAAATTTACACTTAAATTTGCACCAGAACCACCGACTGCTGTTACAGCTAGTATTCCTGAAGCAATTGATAAAGAAGCTGTTGTTCCAGCATATCCTATTTCAAAAGCTACATCTGATTTGAAATTAAATGATTCGTTAATTCCAATATCACTTCTTTTTATGTCTATTTGAATTTGAGGTTCTTGAGAAGATGAAGTAAGACTTGCGGATAGGCTAAGTGCGGCTAAGTCACCAAGAGTTGAGTCTATCAATTCAAATGAAAGGCCTCCTTGCCTAGAATTCGCATCCAATGCGTCATTACTTTGTATAATTATAGTTCCAGTTGCTCCTGCAACACACTCTAACCCTGCCGGTAAAAGTCCATTTATTTCAGCAGCTAATGCTGTTTCGTCTGCATGACCGCCAGTTCCTAGTGTTATAATAGCTTCGGCCCCACCGTTAACTCTAACAGAAAAAGAAGCACCGTCTAATGCAGCCCCAAAAGCACCAATCACACCACTATTAAGTGATGGTTTTACTTCAGCAACAGATTGAGTCCCTAAAGCGTTAATTAGGTTTTGTTTTACACCTACATTTTTACTGTTTAGTATTCCATATCCAGAAAGGTCTAAACTAGCCTTTGAACCTACGTTTGTTTTAACAATAGTTATTGTGTTGGCAGACCCTACTATGTCAGCATCTCCACTAGCATTTACGATTGCATTAAAAGCGTCTACAATGTTTCCTTTTCCATACTCAGCAAGCACTTGACTTGATTGACTAGGGGCAAAGTTGTTTGATTTAATATCTAAACCATTAGTTGAGTCTAGTTGACTAATTGATCTTCCTTCCTCAGCTTCCCCGATAATTACTATATTCCCAGAAACACTAACGCCAACTGGAATAGATTTTACTTGAGGGTCTACATAAGCACCTGGAATAGAAGTNNTNATGAATGATGTCGTTAACTTCTGTGGCATGTCTATTTCTCCTTATTAATTACTTTTAAATTATTTTTTTATACCGAAGTGGGCAAGCCCTTCTTCAAATTTATCTTTTTTATCAAAACCTGCAGCCTTAAAGTGAAGCCAAATAATTTCTTCTAATTTAGGGTCTAGGTTTAATTTATTTTTACTTTGACTAAAAAAAACTCTGAAATCTTCTTTACTTGAAGACTCAACAGACTTAAGACTCGCTTCGTAATTTTTGCGTCTTAGTTCTTTCGCTTTTTTTAATGCATCGTCAATTTTTTTAGCCATATTATTTATTCTTAATAAAATCTTCTAATTTTGAAGAGTCTATTAGCTCCTGTTTCTTTTCTTCAGTTGCTTCTTCTACAGTTTCACTTTTTTTAATGTGATCTTTGTAAACTTCTAAAGCCTTTTTTAGAACTTCGTTTGCAACCTCTACCGATGTGTATTCTTTTTTTGACATTATAACTCCGTTTTATGCTTCTAATAATTAGATTGTTTCATTTTGTATTTTTAATTTAATTTCAACTACTTATAGCGGTTTACTTACAACTGCTGTTGCTGACTCAACACCACCGTCATCTGACCGTTCCTTGTCATTACTGCCAATGACTTTATTTGCAATACCTTCAGCCCGGTCTTTGTTTGATGATTAGTTTTGCCTTTGCCATTGCATGTAGTCTTTTCTATTAAGCATTTAGCTTAGTTTTTCGCCTATTTCTTTTGTTGAGTGTTTCATAGTATATAGATTGCTATTTTATNGTTTTCCAAGACTCTGTATTGTCTACTTGAATACTGTCTGGTGGGTCTTGTGAGATGATCTTAATACCACCAATGAATGAATCGCCACTTCCCTCTGCAATTGCCACATTCTCCACTACACGGTAAGGTGCTTTAATCCACGTCTCCTCTACTTGGCCACTTAATGTAATAAAACGAGAATACACGTTTTCAGCAGAAAAAGCTTGGTTATGGTTCATATCTGAGCAGGACATTGAAGATAGTTGAAAGTTATTGGCCTCCAATAATGATTCTTTGTATCTAAGCAAAGAATACTTAACTACTGAGAACAAGAAGATAAGCGTACTTGGGTCTGACGTATGACATCCAATACTGTATGTTTCGTTTATGAAATTTCGCTCTACCCTAGCTCTATAAATAGGATACTGAGGTATAACTGCTATTTTCGACTTGGGCAATACCGAATTAGGGTTAATGGCCAATATAGTGTCAGACGGCTTGTCATTAACTATAAAACCATTACCTGTTGAGGGGTCTATAACCACCATACCTGGCGACACGTCAGCTATTTCACTAGCATTATTGAATGTTATTTCTCCTAGAGCCTGATCGTATGATTTCGGAACAATAGGAGGTACAATGTAGTTAATAGGCTTGTTTATTTCTTCTGGCGAGTATTCATTAACAAAAGGGGTCGAATCAGCTAAAGTACCTAAGCTGTTGTTTTCATTAGATCGTCCTAATGCAATGGAAATAGAGGGAATAGCTTCTTTATCTAGCCTTAACTTCATTAAAATCGGAATATCATTATTTAAGATAAAATCCTTAGCTCGTTGAATCTCTTTTAGGCCATATCTTTGTTTTAAGACAGGATTCTCTAATAAATCGGAGAAAATATCCTCAATCAACCAAGAATTCTTCCTGATATCATCTAATCCCTGTTCGATGGCTAATTTGATTATTAAATCACCTTGAAATATAATCGGAATCTCCTTAACTCTTAGACATAAGTGTCTATAAGGATAAGATTGTTATAGTAGGCAAAAAACTGAACAAAAACACTGAAAAAACAGACCTATAGTTCTTTTCTTTCAGTAATATATTGACCCTAGCTTGGTTGTCAAAAAGAAAAGCAAAGCCAATAACTTGTAAAAATAGTAAGATTTCAATGTTAGTCATACTTCCTCAATATTGCTGGTAATAACTCATCTTCCCATATTTTCTTCGCTTTGTCAAGCGCATCTTCAAAGGCTTTTGCACCTTTAATCGCAGGTGCAAACCATCTACCTTCATTTTTATGTTTGTCTGATATTACACGAAAAGTGACTGCCTTATGCCCTAAAGTACCGTCTTTTTTCTGGTGTTGGTATATATTGAGGTTTTTTAGTCCTGGATTTCTAGCCATATCGGTTGGGCGTCTACTTGGGAGGCTTTGAGAGCTTATTTTTCCTATAATTGGCTTTCCATTCTTATGTGTGTTTTTAGTATCAGCTACCAAGTCACTTATGTGTTTTCTGATTTGTTGGGCNTATTCGTTAGCAANACCTNGTCTTGCNGTNGAAGGNTCTGTACTNTGNGTAAATGGTATTACCTTATATCTACCATTAGGNCCTTGTTTCGGATTCTTCAATAGCCAATCCATAAATTTAGCCTGTTCACCCTCTTCTAAATAAAGAGCTTCTTCTTGTAAGGTAATTATCCAAATGTCTCCGTTTTTTTCAATACTGAGATTTTCTTCGTACTTACTGTATTTATTTCCTAATTTATCTTGAGCTGTTTCTTTTATGGAATCAAAAGCTATTTGAGCTAAAGTATCAACACCCTGCTGTAAATCAGCACGGAGTTCCTGCATTTGCTCTTCAATTATTTTTTCTAAGGCACTGCTGTCAACCTTAAGATCAAGCCTCATCTTAGTGCTCTTGTTTTGGCTGTTTTTGCTCTTTTGGGTGTGTTTTGGTGGCATTGCCCATTCTAACGTGATGAGATCTACCTTTTTTTGCATTTTGCTTTGTAAAGTTTTTTTGAGTAGGTTTTCCATTGTAATCTTGCAATAGACCACCAGATGCTCTAGTCCAAGTAGGATTACCAGTTACAGGGTCTTTTACTTTCTTACGATCACCTTTAACCCATCCAATAGGCTCTTTAGTTTTTGGAATGTGTTTAGTTGGATTAGCGGGTGCTGGCATCACAGCAACACCACCCTTAGCTACTTTCCCTGCGGAAAATCCTGAGTGTCTTCCTCTAAAATTGGATTAGAGTCTACCATACCAGAATCAGAGTGATCGTCTGGCATTGAGTCTAGCCCAAGCATTTTACTCATATGTATCATAGCACCAACCATAGTTAGCATTGCACTATATAGTTCTGGATTACTGTCTTTGTGTCCCTCTAGTACTTCCTTATTCATTTGAAACTGCTCAAGAGCATTTCCGATCTCGTTCTTTAAATCAATCATTTGGTCAGGGTTTTGTGAATCATCTTCACCTTCTTCACTAAACTCACCTTCACCTTCTTCGCCTTCCATTTGATTTTCTGGATTTTCATCAATAGATTCTTCAGATTGACCATCGTCACCTTCCATAGGCATTTCTTCGCTCATTTCATCACTTTGATCGCCATCACCTTCCATAGGCATTTCTTGATCATCACCTTGCATAGGAGCTTCTTGGTCATCACCCTCCATTTGATCATTATCGTCTTCTGCAAGGTGTGATTGTAGTACGTTTTTTAAGCTAGAGTCATCTTCTTGATCTTGGTCATCACCTTCCATAGGCGTTTCTTGGTCATCACCTTCCATGTCTTGTTCTGATAGATCTTGATTGTCTTCTTGCTCTTCGCTAGGCTGAGAGTCTTCTTGAGACCCTTGACTGTCTTCCATAGCGTCCATTTTATTCGCTTGATTTTCTTGTTCAATTTCCTCTTCATCTGTCATGTCTTCTGTAGAGTCGTGAATATCTTTTTCTTCTGGTGACATGTTTTGTTCGTGCTCAGGTACTTCAGGAGCTTGGTCTTCTTGTTCCATCGACCCTTGTTCACCTTCTACACCTTGTTCTGGCAGTTCCTGCTCTTCAGAGCTAGATTCCATTTCAGGTGAGTACTCATTAATAGCACCACGGCCATTG